TTTCGTTGGCATTGACGCCTTTGAATACCGACGTCAGCGTCACGACGCCGAGGGCGGCGGTCGCCGTCACCGGGAGGGCCGGATTGCTGTCGATTGCATCTTTGATGTTAGTCGCGATATCCGCGATCAGGTCCGTCGTCGCGACGTTGACCGGAACGTGATCGCCCGCGATGTAGAGATGCAGCGTGCCGGCCTGGGTCGGCGCCGCGGTGACGGTGATCGTGCCGGTGGCGACAGCGGCGCCGGTGGTTTCCTTCGCCGGCAGTCCCCAAACCTCGTTGGCAAAATTGTTGGCGAAGAAGGAACGAAACATTCGCGACAATTCGCTGCCCTCGCCGAACGCGCGATCGGCCTGCGCTTGGCTTCCGATCGGGATCGCGATGTCGTCGGCCGCCTCCCCCGCGGCGGACTTCACGCCAACCAGGAGCGCGCGCAGATTGATGGTCGGAATGCCGGCCATCGATGGGTCCACCTCGACCCAGTAAAGCGGGACTTTGATATTGGCCGGGATATTCGCAAAGCTTATGGGCATTGCCGTTGCTCCTTCGTTGTTGAGAGATTTCAAGCGGCGTCAGGCGCCTTCGCCTCGCGCTCGTCGAGTGTGACCGAACCGTCGGCGATCCGGCGTCGCGTAAAGCGGTCGTCGGGCCATACCTTGCCGCCGCTGGCGCCAAAGCCCCCGGCGTGCGGATGCTTGAGGACGCCGCGATATCTTTCGTCGGGCACGACACTGATGCCGGCCGGCGCGGAGTCTGCGAGAGCTTGCGCGCGTTCGCCCTGGCGCATGCCCCGCAACGCGACCTTGCTGAATACCTTCATGGCTGCTGCTCCTTTATTGCTTTGCGAAGCTGGTCGAATTGATACCGGACGTGGATCTGCTGCCGCTGATCCATCTCGGTCTGCGTATCGCCGGGCTTGATCCCGGTGATGACGTCGATGGTGTTGAGGTCGTCGATGACGGGCGGCGCCCAGCCGGTGCGATAGAGAACCGAGACGTCATATTGCAGCTCGGCGAGCGGCGTCTCGTTGGTGAGCATGCCGGCGCCGAACTCGTGCCGGCGCACGCCCCTGGCGATGCCTTCGATCAGCGTGTTGTCCGGGCTCGCCGTGACCAACATGCTCATGATTTTCGGATCGGGCCAAAGCCGGCCCATGATCCGCCAGAACGCGGCGTCTAGCTGCAGCTCGGCCGCGGCGTCGTCGTTATTGGCGATGAAGACCGAGAAGCCGACGCGCAGCGTATGACTGAAACGGATCATGCCAGTGTTGGCATCGCCGTCCGGCAACATGATCTCGTCGATAATGTAGACGCCGAGATAGGGCAGCAGGTCGGGCTGCACGCGCAGCGCCCGGGTTTTGCGGCAAGCGTAATCGGCAAAGAACGGGTCGGCCGAAACTGCATCGTAAAACACATCCCGGATCACCAGCGAATAACTCTGCGTCGCGGTGATGCCCATCAGCGTTCGAACGTCTCGTATTTGCGGATCGTGAGCATGGTCTGGCCGCCGCCGTCGGTCGACGCGTCGATGATGACGTACTCGCCCAGCGGCATGCCGTTGCAGTCGAACGGAATGGTCACATGATCGCCCTGCGCCGGGAGCGTGGCGAACTCGCTTTCGCGGATATCGAAGATCGTCCGCTGGTCGGAATAGATCGAGCCGTCGTCGCCCGCCACGTCGAGAATGTAGGTGCCGTAAATGCCGCGCCCCGGGAACGCCGGCTGGCCGGCCTGCGACTTGAGCGGCGTGAAGGTCGCCGGCACTCCCCACATCTCGAATATCGCCGGCTGCAAGAGCACGTCGAAATTGACGGCCATCGTCTAAACCTCGATGCGCATGTAGCTGTAGAGCAGCGAATTGACGGTATCGGCCGCGGCCGCGAGCGGGCCCGAGCCTTTCGAGCCGGTCATTTGCTGGACATCGAAAAACATCACCCTCGACTCTCGGTGCGATATCGATCTGATGCCGCTCGTGAGGTTCAAGCGCATTTGAATGCGTGCCGCCTGAATCAGAAGGCCGGTCGCCGCCTTGAGGGCGGGCGGCGCCTCGTCGGGCAGCTTGTAGCCGCCGCTATAGGTCACCGTCACCGGCTCGGCCCAAGCGTTGTCCATCCGCATTTTGCCGGACTTGTTGTCGACCTCGTAGAGCGTCGGATCGACGATGCTGCCGCGCGGCGACTCGACCGATACGACATCGGCGTCGACGACCGGGTAGTGCGTGAGGAACAGCCGCGGGCTGTCGAACGGCATGGCATCGCCGCGCCACGTTTCCTCGACCTGCTCGTAGGCGAACACGCGATTGCAGAGCGTCGCGACGACGTCGCTGTATTGCTCGATCCACATTGCCAATTGCGCGTCTTCGGTGGTGTCGGTCGGCGACAGGCCGAGGATGCTCTTGAGTTCGGCCATGGTGAGCAGCGCGTAGCTGTCGGCCGGCGTCAGCACCTTGACCCAGATGTCGGCCATCAGCGCGCCTCGTGGAATTGCTCGAAGAGGGCCCGCAGCTCGATCGGCGGCGCCTCGGCGCCGTCGGACATGATCGGCTGCGCGATGTAGGCCTCGCGGTCGATTCGCCAGCCGAGGATGACCGGCGCTGGCTCGCCTGCCGGACCACGCTCGCCGCGCGCGCCGGGAGCGCCGTGGTCGCCTTTCGGTCCCGGTTTGCCCGGCTTGCCGGCCGAGGCGATGAGCTGCCAGCCGTCGCCCGGGCACGGTCCCGGCGCATCGTGGCGGGCAATGAACGATCCGCCGTTGAGCGCCACGATATCGAGCGCCGCATAGGCCTCGCCGTCGCGCCAAGTGCCGCGCACGACGGGCGTTGCTGCGTCCCGGCCGGCCGCCGCGAGGCAGGCCCAATCCTCGTGGGGCGGCGCCTTGGCGGTATCGGCGCGCGCCTGCCATGTAGACCCGCCGAGCAAAACGATCTGCCCGCGGTAATGCACCTCGCCGTCACGACAGGAGATAGCCGCCTCGATCGTGCCCGGCGCGCCGTCCCTCCCAGCAGGGCCCGGGATGCCCTGTTCGCCGGCTCTGCCGGGCTCGCCCATAGGCCCGGCGCCGCCGGGCGCCCCTTGGTCGCCCTTTTCACCGGGCGCACCGGCGGGCCCCGGAGGCCCCATGGCGCCGGGATCGCCACGCTCGCCCTGCGGTCCGGCTTCGCCAGCCTCGCCACGCTCGCCTGCGGGTCCTGGCGATCCTGTTGGTCCCGGCGCGCCATCGGCGCCGTTGGTGAGCTTGGCGGCGATCGCTTCGACGTATTTCGTCAGGCTCGACCGCAGCTCGGCCGCCTCCGCCTGCAATTGCAGAATCATCGCCCTGGTCTGCGCCTCGGTCAGCTCGCGGTGGCGCTCCCATTGGGTGCGCTCGGTGTAGAGCGCCTGGGCGAGCGCCTCGCGCCATGCGTCAAGAAGCAATTCGTCGGCGTCCGATCCGGTCGGCGCTGGCAAATAGGTTTCGGACTTCGCGCTGGATAGCATCGCGGTCGCCTTTTGCTGGATCGGGTGACGGCTTCGGCGTCGTCTCGGGCGGCGGCGCGGGAGGCGCGGCCGCGGGCGATGGCGCCGCGGGAATTTTCTCGGCGGCCGAGAGCGGGACGACCTGTTGCTGCACTCTCGGTTCATCGCCGAATGGCACGGCGTCGAGGCCCTCAAGCTGACGAGCCTCGTTGGGTGCGTAGATGCCGCCCTGTACGCCGCGCGCCAGCGACTCGATGCGGTCCTTCATGGCCGAGCGCAAAAGCGCCGCGGTGTCGAACTCGCAATATTCGTCAGGCTGTCCCTTGAGGCCGAACAGGAGGCCGATCGATTCCTCGATATGGTTGAGCGCAAAGCCGAGACCGGACGCGATCCAACTTTGCATGAGCGCTTCGGTCGACGAGAAGGTCGAGCCGCCGAGCCCGAGTATCTGCAATGGAATGCGAAACGCGAGCGCGATATTCTCATTCGACAATTTGAGGATTTCGGCGGTCGCGGCGTCTTTGCCGGCCGACGCCCATGGCTGCACCTTCAGCCCCGAAGTGAGGATCGGCGTGCCGCCTTGATGCAATCCCTTCGCTTGATCGTTCCAGCGGTCGCGAAGCGCCTGCACCTGATCTTTGTCGAGCGTGAGGTCGGTCGTGAGCACTGCCGACGGCCGCGCCTCGTTCATGTAGTAGGAATACTGCTGCCGTGATATCGCCGAACTTACGCCGATATCGGAGTACGCGGCGACGAGCGGCGACTCGCCGACGAGTGGCCGCGGATAGCGATGCCGCAAGGTGTTCAGCTTGACATGGAGCACGTCCCGCGCCGGCACGATCAACGTTTCGCCAGGCGCCAGCCGTGTCTCGATGACATCATTGCCGTAGAGCTGATAAAAGATTTCGCCGTTGTCTGCGAGACGCGGATGAGACTGCCGCGCGTCCATCAGGTGGAGCTCGTCGATTTCGAAACGATCGTTGCGCAGCGCGAGCGCGTAGAAATTGCCTTCGAGGTAGAGCGAGCGTGTCGCGTTGAGCAGGAAGTCGCTGATCGATTGATAATCGTTCGGACGGCGCAGCAGCCGGGAGAGGGCGGAGGTCTTGACCCGCTCCCGGCCGCCCTTGGCGTTCAGCCGCCAATGATCTCCCGGGCACATCGCGATGGTCTGCGCGTACGCGGAAACGCACGCCTCGACCATCGCGGTTGCGACGCTCGGCCCGATCGGATCATAGCCGCGCTGCCACCAGTTCACGCTCTCGCCGACGCCTGCCGGCAGCCAGCCGCCGGTGATCGGCAGATACCAGGGTCCGGCGTGATACTCGCCTTCGCCCTTGCGTACGAACCGGCTGGCGATGCGCGAAAGCCAGTTGATCATTCATGCGATCGCGAGGCGGCCCGCGTCTGGTAATCACTACGCGGCTGCGCACCGCTTGCTGGCTTCGTCTCCTTGGTGGTCTCCTTCGCGCCTGCGGGAGGCGCGCCCTCGACCGGCGAACCGTCCGGCTCGTGCTCGGAAACATGCACACCCGACGCGGCGAGGTCGTTTTCCTCCTGCGTCGGCGTCGGCTTGATCTTAGCCGACGCTTCGCGGTGCTCGGCTTGGCTTTTCTCGCGGGCGGTTCGCTCCTCGGCGAGACGGTTCTTGATCTCATCGGACATTTACATTCTCCATTTTTCGGATTGATTCCGACTCACCAAGTCACGCCGGCAGCCCAAGCGACGACGCCCGTGCGTCGAACGGTCCAATTTATTGGTAATAGTAGCCGCAACGCGTAGCTGTTCGTCTGGAACATCGACTTGACCGGAGCCGCGACCGTCGCCGGGCTGCCGGGGGTGCCGATGTCGAGCGGCGTCGTGTCTTCGAGGTGAAGCGTCGCCTGATCGCTGATCTCGAACCGCGGCGCTTCGCCCCCGACCGAGACGAAGTCGGCAGCGTCGATCACGATCACCGTGCCGAGCGGCACCGTGCCGGAGTCGATCACCGGCCACCCACCCAATTGTTTTTGGCTGATCTCGTCGCGGAACGGGAACACGCCTGCACCTGGCGCCGCGGTCAGGCCGATGCTGTTGACCTGCTGCGGGTTCATGAGCCACGCCGGTTTACGCACGTTGCCCTTGGTGCCGGTGAGCAGCGCGCCGGTGAGCTGCTTGATATCGCCGGTCAACGCCGTGAAACCGCCGCCCGCCGTCGGCGTCAAGCCGGACACGCCGTTGAGGATGCCGGCAGGC